ATATAATATAATTATATAAATGCGTATAAAAACAAGAAAAACAAAGAAAACAAGAAAATCAAGGAATACTTGTAAGAGAACAAGTAAAAAACAATTAAATGTCAAAAAAGGAGGAGTAAGAGAACAAATAACGAAACAACCTGTTTATAAAGCAAATAAACCTATAAAATATGTTAATAAGTCTAAAAAAATACCTATAGATAAATTTATACCTAAATTAGTTATACCATCAGGAGATGATGATATACATATATATTTAAATTTATTAATTGATTTAATGGGTAGTTATTTATATGACGCATTTTTAAATAAAATAAATGAAATATATAATTTAAATATTATTTTAATTAAGTGCTCGATGAATGTTAAAGAATGTGCTAGAAACCATGTAATAGATAATATTTCCCCTGCAATATTTTATGGGTCTGGAACAGATTCTACTCATTTTATTTGCACATATAATAAAGCTTTTGATATGTGTAAAAATAAAATTAATCCATTGGCAACCATACAAAGTACTAGACGAATAAGAAACCCGTGTGACAATTTTAAAAATTGTCTATGGGACCCATATGAGAATGGGGGAGAGAATTGTACAATTTATGCTGGAATTCAAAAAAGTCAAGCACACTCATTTTGTCAAACATTTACTTTGAGTTGTATGTTAAACCAATATTTACCAGATATAGACTTAATTAGAGAATTTAGCTATATGAAAAGTGTTAATGGTATAACTGATAAAGAAAGTAAAAATGAAATACTAAGTATGAATGCGTTTTATGCAAAAAATATTGCGTGTAAAATTGTTAAATATGCTTTTCTTAATAATTTATCAATTAATAAAAATGGGGATGATTTAGAATTTTGGGATATTTTATTTGATATAATCACACAAATAGAGGATGAAACGGGAAAATATAAATATAATACTAGTTATGAATTAGATAGTGATAATTATAAGGGTTTTATAAATTATTTTTTATCGTTTTGTGAAAATATAACATATGAACAATTTAAAAATAGCACTTTTATAGATAATGTAATTTATCCAATATCCTAAAAAAAACAGATTTATTGAAAATAGTTAATTTAATTATGACGAATAAGTAATTAAATATATAGTATTATATTATAAAAATGCCAGGTGGATATATGAATCTTGTTTCAACAGGACAACAAAATATAGTTCTTAATGGAAATTTACCGAAGAAACAAACGCACAAGGTCTTGGAAATGTTGAACAATGGGCCCCTTATGAATTTAAATGGATTGAAAATATTGGTGCCAAAATGATTTCAAAAATTAGCATTACTTGTGGTAATTATACATTACAAGAATATTCAGGGAATTATTTATTAGCCGCAGTACAACGGGATTTTAGTGGTCAAAAAAAAGAACTATTTAATAGGATGATAGGCCAAGTTCCTGAATTGGTAGACCCAGCAAATGCGAATTCTCGCATTAATTCTTATCCAAATGCTTATTATACTGACGATTTAGCAGGTCCAGAACCATCTATTAAAGGAAGGATTTTATATATACCACTAAATAATTGGTTCAGTTTAAAATCACAAATGGCCTTTCCATTAACGTCTTTACAATATAATGAATTACATATTAATGTTACATTTAGACCAATAAATCAATTATTTACAATTCGTGACGTATATGATGCAACTAATAATTATCCTTATATTGCCCCAAATTTTAATGTATGGTATATGCAATTTTATCGTTTTTTACAACCACCCCCAGATGTATCCATTGATATAAATTCATATTCAGACCAAAGAACATTATGGAATACAGATGTGCATTTAAATTGTACATATTGCTTTTTATCAAATGAAGAACAAACCAAATTTGCATTACAAGAACAAACATATTTAATAAAACAAGTTCATGAGAGAATTTTTCCAAATGTAACTGGTCCAAATAAAGTAGAATTAGATTCATTAGGTATGGTTTCTAATTGGCTATTTTATTTTCAAAGAAGTGACGCGAATTTACGAAACGAATGGTCAAATTATACAAATTGGCCATATAATTATTTACCTTTAAATGTTATACAAGCACCTACAACAGGGTCTTATATTGTTTATAGAACAACTAGTAGTGGATTAACACCCGTAGAAATAGGTCCTGGTGTTAATCCTGATGGAACATTAACAGGTCTAGTAATTAACCAACCATATAATCCTCAAAATAATAAATTAATATTAGTAGCAATGGGAATTCTTCTTGATGGTTCTTACAGGGAAAATATTCAACCCGCTGGTGTATATGATTTTATTGAAAAATATACAAGAACGACAGGTAATGCTCCACCAGGATTATATTGTTATAATTTTTCTATTCATTCAAATAATGATAATTTGCAACCATCAGGTGCAATGAATATGAGTAGGTTCAATCAAATAGAATTAGAATTTACGACAATTATTCCGCCGTTGGATCCTTTGGCTCAAAGTTTAACTATATGCGACCCTGAAACAGGGGCAATTATAGGCATAAATAAACCCACATGGAGAATTTATGACTATAATTTTGATTTATATTTATTTGAAGAACGCATTAATATGGTTAATTTTATTGGTGGAAATGTTGGATTAATGTATGCTACATAATTATTTTCATAACCACCCTTTTTACATTTATTGTTATTATAAGGGCAATATATTTGTAAAACTTCAATATTATTTATATTATTATACTTACATTTACACCCTTGAAGATTTAATATTGAAATGCTTTTAGACCCTTAAAGATATAAAATAACACCTTAATATTTTTTTGTTTTTCTAGATTTTCTATGTTTTACATATTTTTTAAATGTTTTTTTATGCATATTTTTACCCCCATACAATGCTCCATCATTTTCCAGTTCTTCTTCTGAAACACCATCATTTAAAGATTCATTATGCAATTTTTCTATTTTTGATTTAGAACCTATGCCTATATCACACATAACACCAACAATTACTTTATTTCCATTAAAAGCCCTAATTTTTCCTAGTCTTCTGTACGACGCGGGTCTTTTCGTGTCTTTCATAAATATAACATCACCAACTATCATATCTAGTTCAATTTTATATTGTTCAGCACAAACACAAAGATATTGTGTAGAATATACCTTTAAAATTTTAAATAAAAGTAAATTGTCTATCCAAATATTTTTTGACATATATATTATATATATATTTTTCTCGCTTTACTTATTTTTTTAATTAGTTTATCCATAATTTTTTTTAATTGTCTAGCATCATTCATTAAATTTATATATTTTTATGTCTTTCTTGTCTTTCTTTATGTCTTTTTTTCATCATCTGTTAAACTATCTAAATTAATCAAACTATCTACCCATATAAGTTGTTGTACTGGATGATTAAAATGCAAATTCATAATATATATATTTAATATATTATTTCAGAAAAATATAGAAATACTTCAAAGGTGTAAATACTTATAATTATACTAATTTTGTAAAGACGAATTAGAAGCAGGAGGAGTTGTCTCATAGAATTGACCAGTTGCCGAAATAGACATTGGGTATTTTGGTTCGAAATTAGGAAAATTACCTTGACTTGCAATTGGTATTGCATTTGACACACCTTGACTATATTTATCTGCGGATTCTCTTTTTTTATTATATAATTCTAATCCTTTATTAAAAGACTCTGTCCATAAATCTAACCCTTGATATGGTCTTTTTATTTGAGCATCTTTTGAATCAGGATATATTTGAGCAAAATCAGCGTTATGATTATTATAACCAGTTGTTAAAGGGCTATATTGTAATCCTTGTTGACTTAATTTACCACCAGCGTCGTAAGGTGGAACTTCTTTTGTGACACATTCACTCTGTTGTTTTGGTCCAGGATTACAACCATGACAATCTATATCTGAGGTACATTGCTCTCCTGTTAATAAACACGTTGCTTTTGGACCACAGAAATTCTTACAACTAACAGGATCGTTTATTGGTAAATTAACAGTATGACTATATAAAGGCGAATTTATATCATTATAATTTATTACGGCATCTTTTGGATATGGAATTACTTTTTGTGAATATTGTTCAAAATCGGTTAGGCCTTCTACTATTTTTAAACGGTTACATGATAAAGAACCATATTTTATTACTATCCAAAATAAAAATAAACTAACAAATGTATAAAGTATTGTATATTTATAATTTAATATCATATATACAATTTAGATTTTATTTATGTATATTTTATAAATCTAAATTGTATAAA